GCCTCGGACCGCATCGGCAGAGGCATCCCCATAAGCCCCGCCCTGAAGGGTTGGGTCATTAGCCTTTGCGGCGGCATACTTTTCAGAGAGAGTCAGACGGGCCACAATTTCAATCATAGATTTTTTATGGTCCAAGGCTCTGAGCATAGAGTCCAGGGTGATATAGTTCGCATTGGTTCGGACCACATCTGCCTTGAGTTCTACCAATTCCGGGTCAGAGTCCAACTGGGCTTGAATGGTCCCTTCAGTAACCTTCACCCCATTGTCGGCGGCGGTCTTGCGGAGCTGCAAGTTGAGTTCAGCAGACCTATGGGTAAGGCGATTCACGGCGGTGTCCCGGTCACTGCGGGCCTTCACTGCCTGGTCGGCGTAATAGCCATAGAGAGAGGCCTGGCGGGCAGCCTCCCCAATAAGGTCGTTGCGGTCCAGTTCCAGGTCATTGTTAGTATTGAGGATTGGTTCCATTTTTCAATTCCTTGTTAATAGGTTCTTTTGGTTTATACCTTAGTGGCCGGGAGTTTAGGGCGTTTCAAAAAATTAACATTCCCTAAAATCTGGTCATTTATGAAATTATGCGCATAAGTAGGTGATATCAATGAGCGTTCTTCAGAACATAGTCCGGCTTGGCCCGAACCTTTAGCACCATACACAGCTTTAGGATTTAAGTTGGGTTGCTTTGTAAACCCAAGGCCGGGGGAACAATTTACAAAAAAATACATAGTAGGCTTTTTGAAAAAGTCCCCACGCAATGACCTATCCTTGTCCACATAGGCGGGCTTGTAGGGAAATTGTCCGGCCAGTGTAAGATAGTGAGTGCCAGAGGCTGGATTTTCCACAATGAGCCGTAATGAATTTGTTTCGCAATAAACCATAAACTTAATCAAGCGTGCCCAAAATTCATACTTGCGTCCCCCTCGTTCAATCATATATAGGGCCTTTTCTCGTTGAGTTTTACCTCGATAATTGAGATTATTGAAATTGTAATAGGTCTCTGACGCACTGCAAAAATAAATACACGGGTAAAACGCCAAGATAAGGTCATCTTTTGTTATCCCATCAAATAGGGAGGGCTTGCCATCCCACGCATCGTCAATGGCCTGAAATAGGTCCTCCGTGTGGTCGGTCTGACCAAAGTTGTTCTGAATATCATAGTCCTCGGCGGGGATGCCCAACTTGATGAATTCATTTTTGAATGTTCCGGACTGCTCAAAAAAGCAGTGAACCTTGCCTTTAATTTCCATCTGTCACCTACCCGTGCGGCTGAGAGCGGAGGGCAGCCAGGACAATAGCCGGGAACCCGTTGTCATAGGTATTTTCACTGAAGGCCTCCAACGCCAGGGCCGCAACCGGGTCAAACTTTTTAAGCAACACTGCGGTCATGTAGCCCGTCACGGCTCTTCGGATGCTTTCGGGGTCCTGGGAGTTTTTCAACTGGGCCAAAATACCTGCTATGGTAGCCCACGGGGAACGCTTGAGGATAGCCTGGCAGAGTTCCCGAGTGTCGGGGTCCTCCTCTAGGCCTCCCTTAAGGACAGACAATTGCTGCTCCCGGTCAGTTATCGGCATGACTTTTTCCAGGGCCACAAGGGCTGCACGGGGGGACCCGTCTGCGGCGGCTACAATAGCGTCAAGGAGGTCTGCGTCAACCTCATAATTTTCAGAGGCCGCCACGCCCTTGACCAACTTTACAACTTGGCGGGGAGTAAGCGGGGCCACTTCCCATTGGGTGCATCGGGTGTTAATAGCCTTGCCCTCATCCCCCTTTAGTAGTTGCTTGAGGTTAGTAGTGCAGAGGAAAAAGAACACCCGCTTGGGGCAATCTTCAAGTGGCTTGAGCAACGCTCTCTTTGCGTCAGTAGATAGGCCGTGAGCCTCGTCAATGATATAAACCACGGACTTGCCCCCAATAGGCGGGTATTTCAACTGCTCAATGATTTCACGGATGGTGTCAATACCTCTATTATTGGCAGTATTGATTTCATGAATAGTCATATCCGTGGCACCCAGAATCGAGCGAGCCAGGGCACGGGCCAAGGTAGTCTTGCCGCAGCCGCTATCACCGTAGATAATATGGGCGTGGGATACACGGGTGGGCTCCTGGGCAAAGTGGGCACGGAGGCCTTCAACAGTGGCCTCGTTGCCTATGACTTCATCAAGCGTGGCCGGGCGGTGGGATTGGTAAAGGGACATATTAAATAATTCCTCTTGAAATGTGATATTTTTCTGTTAGGGGTCCGTTGGAACTATTGCCTCAGCGGGATTTGAACCCGCAATCTTCACCTTCGGAGGGTGATGCCTTATCCAGTTAGGCCATGAGACATTAAGGTAAGCAGCCCGAATTTGTAAAGGACTCAGGGCGGGACTAATCGCCCAGCCGGGCTGCTTACATATGGTTTATACCTTGGGGGCCGATGGTCTTACCCTATGGCCCCCACCTCCTTCATTTCAGCCCACGTGCCTCCCACTTCGGACACCTCCCCCTCAATTACAAGGGGCACACAAATCCACGGGAATACTTGGGACACCCGCTGGACTCCGTTTTTGTAGATAGTTCCACGGACCTTTTCGGACTCGTTTTCAGCCTCTAGGACTACAAGGGCATCATGAATTTGGCCCACTATTACGGAGGCCAGGCCAAGTTCCTCAAAGTCTGCTACATTCCAAATTAAGGCCCGGAGTAGGATGTGGAACGCACTGCCCTGAATACATCGGTTGGTTGCTTCGGTATACCCCATGGGGCCAAAGCACCTGAACCCGGTATATGACTGGACATAGCCATAATCTTGATACCGCTGCCACTCTTTTCGCCTCCACTTATTATACACGGCAAAACGCTTATTCCAAAAAATATCGTCTGCCTTTTTAACATGGTTCATGAATTGGTCTAGGGTCTTGATGCCTTTTTTCGCCAGCCAGTCTTTAGCGGTCTGCGGCATGTTGTTCCACATCCCTACTGCGCAGGAGCGGTATGAAGCCCCGTAAAAACTGCTGAAGACATACCCGGACTTGATTGAATTGCGTTCCTCCTTGGTTATCTTCTCAGGGCGTTTCATATACATGTCCGCTGCCGTATCCCGGTGCATATCTGACTCCGGGTTCTGAAGGTAGTGAATCATTTGGGGGTCATGGTGGTAAGAAGCTGAGACCATCACCTCAAGGCTCTTGTAGTCATATTCTGCGAACCTAAAACCAGGAGGGGCCACGAAAAGGCTGCGGAGCAGTTTTTTCATTTCTTTGTCCCGTTTGGGAATATTCTGAAAGTTTGGGGAGTCGGCTGAACTTCGGTATGTCCTGGGCCCGGCATCGCCATCGCCCCCGGCCCCGGCGGCGAGGTTGAAGAACGGCCGTATGAGCCATTGGCCCGTTGGTTCGTCAAAAACCGCCTCCCGAATATAGCCGTCAAGGAATGTATCCCGCATCTTGGACCAGTGCCTCATCTCAAGAATAGCCCTACAAAATTCACCGCCTATCTTGGACAGCGTTGCTTCACGGGCATCCCTACCATCCTTGTCGGAGTATTTCAGGATGTCGTAAAGTAGGGTGACCAATTGTTTGTTAGAGTCTGGGTTGAGGCTCATACCCTTTGCCTTTTCATAGGCGGCAGCCTCCCTAGAGTCCATCACCCTTTTACGGGCGGCCTCATACTTTTCAGTCATCATAGCCTTGAGGCCATTGACCTTATTCATGTCAATCGGGAGTCCGTTTGATTGGACTTTGGCCAGGGCCACCATACCTTCCATGAAGAACGCAAACGCATTTTGTTGGTCCGGGGACAATTGTGGCTCCTGGAGGTCCCGGAGGTAAATGGTGTAAAGGCTATCCAGCCCGCAGTAATAGGCTATTTCACCCCACGGGACCCCCACACGGGACTTGAGGAGGTTAAACGCATTGCAAGAGTTAGGATTTTCACCGGGCATATAACTGCGCAACCATCTATCAGCGGCAGCGTCATAGCCTAGCACCCCCAACTCGCAATAGGTATGGAACTTTAGTCCCACCTTTTGATTATTATCTATTACATGGGCAGCAAGGCAGGTATCCCAGGACCAATTGGTTGGCCACTGGGAGCGGGTAGAGCCCAAGCCAGAGCGGAACCGGGACCAACAAGCCTCAAAATCAGCCTTATGGGCAATAAGTCCGGGGCCGTCATACAATACCCTTTTCCAGGCATCTATCAGTTCCGGGCAATCCGGGTCCCACTTAAATCCAATGGCCTTGTAGTCCCCTTTAGACCTCCAGGCGAGAGAGGCGGCCACTATGCATTGGCCTTCCCGGTGGGGCTTGAGGGCCGATGTCTCATAGTCAATAGCAACATCCGGGGCGGCGGCTCCGGGAGCGGGTTCAGCCTCCTTCAGGGCCTCGTCAATTAGTCGGGCGGCCTCAAGGGGGTCCGTGGTAGTCTTTACCTGGTCAGGAATTTTCGGGAGAGGAACTTCCACAAGGCTCATGGCTCTTCGGAGGTGCTGCTTGAAATACATTTCCGGGCAGCCGTCATCCCTTTGCCAAGATAAAAAATCCACTCCATAGGTCGAGCAAATCCAGCAATTGTAGGTTCGGTCAGGAATACACTTGCCAATAAAGTCGGTGGCCTTTATATTTGCTATACGGCCAGCGAGGCGGTCCCAGATTAAGGCCTGGGTAGATACCGGGCCAAGGCAAATAATGACCCTAGGGGCCATTTCCTTGATAAGGGCATCCAGGCGGGCCTTACAACAGAGGCTCCGTGCGGTGGTGGCATCCTTATCGGGGCAGGGGCACTGAACAGCATAT